AAATCCGGGGAAAGAGCAAATAGTCGAGCACAATCAACTCGACGTTCGCCCTCCCGTAGGTGATACGGAATGAACGCCGCGGTCCGCCCTCCCGGTCCAGGCGTTCGGGCCCTCCCGGCCGCAATGGTTGAGCGTCCGCGCGCCGGCGAGGGCACCGGGGGGGAAAAAACGAGTTCCGCCGCGCGCCCGCTTTCCCCTCCCACGATTTTGTTTTCCACCATCGAGGCATCCACAAATTTTTTTTGCAGTTGGGTGTTGTGGTCGTGGCGTTGGTCGTTGTGGTGGTGGGGTTGACTGAGGCCGCGCGTTAGTGGTACGTGGCACGTACGAACGCGTGACGTACAGGGAGGTTGTGATGCTCGGTACGATTTTGCTGGTTTTTGCGTTTGTGTTTGCGGCGATTGCGGCGCTGTTCATCACCGAGGTGAACCGGCCGCCGATTGCCATTCATTTTGGCTGGCTGGCGGTGGCGTTCTGGATCTTGTCGATTTTGCTGGGCGGCAGTCACGCGCTGGGCGCGGCGTTTCATTGATGGCGGCCACCGAGCATGAAGCGGCCAGCACACAAACCGAAACCGAAACCCAAACCCAGAGGAGCCAAGCGCATGCCTAAGGAACATATGGATCCCGTTGACGAGACCACCGACGAGGAACCCCAACATCAGGCGCCGCCGGTTCCGGCCAGTCCGCAGCGCACGGCGCTCGCTAGCGCGCTGCGCAATGCCGGGATGACGGCGGAGCAGGCCGAGGCCGTGGTCAAGGCGCTGGAGGATTTTCTGCACGGCTGACGATTTTTTCCGAAAGCTAACCGCGAGAGGAGGGTTTCGTGATGGCTGATGATGACAACGGCAATGGACAGAAACAGCAATTTGAGTCGAAGTTCGACAAGGCGGTGTATCACCTCAATCAGTCGATGCGGCATTTAACGGCGTTTCAGGACGTGCTGTCGATGGTCACGTTCGAGGTGCAGAAGGCCCATGAGTTCATGGCCGGCTATCGCAATGCGTTGGTCAACACCATGCAGGCCAATGGTGGCGAGGTGTCGCCGGGCACGGTGGAGATGGAGATTGCCGAATTTTTGCCGAAGGCGTTGCGGCGATCCAAGGACGAGCACAAGGATGCTTGACCTGATGGTGTTCGGCGCCGTCTTTGCGGCGCTCGGGCTGGTTGTGGTTTGGTGGGATTAGTTTCCCGCGCCGCGACACGACGGCCGGGAAGGCCCCGCTCTCGTTTGGTAATGCGTAACCCTTGGGAAGGGGTGATGGCGGGAGCGGGGCACTACAGGAGAGACGATGGCGGCCAATTGCGGCACGTGCAGCTATGCCCGCACCATGCCGGCCGATCTCGCCAACGCCGGCGCCCTGGTGTGTTGTTTTAATCCGCCGGCGGCGCTCCAACAGCAAGGCGGTCAGTTTCCGGTGGTGCGCGCCGATCTATGGTGTGGGCAATATGCGGCGGCGGCCAAGCAAACAAAAAAGCAAAAAAGCGGTGTGTTGCGGAAAAAACCGGCGCCGGCAAAATCCGCCGGCAAGCGTAGGAGCCGGTAAATGTCGCTTTTTGTGCTCACCGTTAATGATCTGACGAACGACACCAAGCGTGCCGAAGTGCAATTGATCGATCGCGCCTGCGTGCTGGCCGCGCAACAGGTCCGCTCGCTGAAAGTTGCGACTTCGGGCAACGTGATCGGCGATAAGGGTGTTGTCGTCGCCACCTGGGTCTATACCGGGTCCGCCGCCAACAACGGGTGATGTCATGGCAGAGATGAGCCCGCGGGCGCAGTATCACATGACCGGGCGGCGCAAATGCTACGGCGTCGATCCGGCCGCCGGCAAGATCCCGGTGCTGTTGGTGACAAAACGCGGCGAGAAGGCCGAGGGCGAGCGGCTCGTTAAGGCCGAGCGCGCGCTCGACACCCGCGAGGAAAGCGGCGAGCGCGAGCAAGGGTGATGGCAAAGCTCACCGCGGCGGCGCGCAACAAGATTTCTGGTTCGAACTTTGCGCTGCCGGGCCGGCGCTATCCGATCGAGGATGCCTCGCACGCGCGGAACGCGCTGGCGCGAGTGTCGCAGCACGGCACGCCGGCGGAAAAGGCCAAGGTCCGCGCCGCGGTCAAACGCAAATATCCCGGCATCGGCAAGTCCGACGATCGGCGCAACGACAGTTGGGGGCCGATCATGATGCAGGAACCGCACGCCCGGATGAAATAAAAAAATGCCCTACACCGAGGTTATGCACAAATGGAAGGCCGGCACGCTGCGCTCCGGCGGCCCAGGCGGTCCGAAGGTCAAGAGCCAGAAGCAGGCCATTGCGATCATGCTGTCGGAGAAGCGGGCCAGCAAAACCAAGCCGGAATATCGCGCCCAAAAAACATCCGATCGGCGCAATGACAGTTGGGGTCCGGTCCGCATGAAAGAACCTCACGCGCGGATGAAATGATTGATCGAGCGCAACCCGCAGATAATCTCGCGCGCAATGGCTATGCCCGCGATGTAATCATTCGAAGGGCGACCGCGATCCTCTCGATTTTGCTCGCAAGATCGGTGCTCTCTTATGATCGAGAAAGATCCCCAAACGGGCTATCCGATTTTTCGACCAGATGGCCCCGTACTTAGAGCCTTCATGCGAGACGAAAAATCTCGCGTCAAAATAATTCAGGGACCACAGGGAAGCGGAACATCATCCGCCTGTTGCGTTCACATTTATCAACAGGCTTTAGCGCAGCCGAAACAAAGTGACGGCCGGCAGCGGTTTCGGGCCCACGTGTTTCGCGAGACCTATTCCAAGCTGGAGGAAACCGCGATCAAGACTTGGAAAGATTGGTTTCCGCCCGGCACCGCGGCCAATCAATTCGGCCGCTTCTACGAGACCAGGCCGTATCTGCACGAGGTCCGGGTCGGCCCGCTCGAGCTCGACGTGACGTTCATGGCGATGGAGGATATTGCCGACGCCAAGAGTTATTTTATGTCGTTGGAAACCTCGCTGATCTGGTTCAACGAGGGCCAGTTCGCGCAATTCGAGGTGGTGCGCGAGGCGGTCGGCCGCGTCTCCCCGCCGCGTTATCCGGCGGTCAAGGACGGCGGCTGTGCCTGGGGCGGGCTGATCCTCGACACCAACGCACCGCCGGCCGATCACTGGATCCCGATCATGAGAGGCGATCTCGCGGCGCCGGATTGGATGACCGAGGACCAGCGCCGGGCGCTGATCAAGCCGCCAAGCTGGACGTTCTACGTGCAGCCGCCGGGGCTATTGGAGGACATCGACGACAAGGGCCGCATCATGGGCTACCGGCAAAACCCGGCCGCCGAGAACCTCAAGCATCTGCCGGCCAATTTCTACATGGAGAAAATCGGCGGTCAGACCAAGGCCTGGATCGACGCCAATCTGATGAACCGCTCGGCGATCGACGTCGACGGCCAGCCGGTTTATCCGCAATTTCGCAAGGACGTGCATGTCGCCGATCGGCCGCTGTCGCCGATCGAGCATACCCCGGTGATCGTCGGGCTCGATTTCGGCCGCCAGCCGGCGGCGTTGATCGGCCAATGCCTGCGCGGCGATTGGTTTATCCAAAGAGAATTTATCGGCCGCGATGTCTCGGCGGTCGAGTTTGCGCCGGCGCTGAAATCGTTTTTGCAGGCGTACTATCCCGGCGGCAATTTCGTGTTGTGGGGCGATCCGGCCGGCGCCCAGAAAGGCCAGGCCACCGACAAGACGCCGTTCGATATTTTCCGCGAGCATGGGCTGATCGTGCGCCCGGCGCCAAACCCGCAAAACCAATTGTCGGTGCGGCACGAGGCGGTCAATGCGGTGATGCTGCGGCGCTCGCTGACTGGGCGGGCGAGCTCACTCCTCGTCGATCCGCGCTGCGTCACCTACATCACCGGCATGGCGGGGGGATATTTCATGCGGCGGATCCGGGTTTCCGGCGAACGCTACGCCGACACCCCGGAGAAAAACCAATACAGCCACATTTGCGAGGCCGGCGAGAACATGCTGCTCGGCGGCGGCGAAGGCAAAGCGGTAACGATGGGCAACGTCACGGCGATGCCGGTCAAAGTGTGGAAAGGCCAGCGCGGCGTCGGCCGGCGGATTGCCGGATGATCACGTTCGACCCCGGCGCCGGCGAGCCGACCCAATGGGCGGTGTGCTTTACCCGCAAGGCGGCATCCAAATGGGCGGCGTGGTTGCCCGGAACCTATAAGCACGTGCGCGCCTTCGGCTTTGTGGGACCGATCAACACTTGGGTGTTCTTTGATCCGGCATTAAGCCGCACCACGATCCGCGTCGCCCGCGGCGAGGCCGCCAGCCAACTGATCCACGAGTTTCTTTATGCCGCCGCGGTGATCGAGGTGCCGACACGCGCGCGCACCGGCACGCCGCCGATCTTTGGCTGGTGTGCGCCGGCGGTCGCGCATTTGCTCGGCGTTTCCGGCGGTGCGTTGCGGCCCGATACGCTTTTTGCGCATTGCTTGCGGCAAGGAGGACTGCTCCTCGCCGATGGATGCACCGTCGCCACCGCCGCCGCAGCCGCTTGATCCGCTGACTCAGCAAGCGGAGAAGCAGGCGCAAAATCAGCTTGTTGCCGGCCTGCAGACCCAGGCCCGCGGCGACATGGGTTCGCTGATGGCGGCCTACGGCAAGCTGGCGATGAACATGGGCTCGACCGGCACTACGCCGATCGCCAACGCGCTGTTTGGCAAGGGCTAGAGCATGGCCGAGCCCGCCGAACAAAGTGCCGTCCCGCATGAGCTCGACGAGGAAGCCAACGACCGGCTTCGCGAATGCCGCGTGCAAAAGGTGCCGTTCGAGCTCGACATGCGCGAGGCCTATTTCTTCACCGCGCCGCTGCGCGTGCGCATCATCAATTCGCAAAGCCAGCCGCCGACCGTGCCGTTTCACGACGACGGCTTTCTGCAGACCAATGTCGGCTTTGAGATCGTCGGCGATTTCTGCACCGAGATCACCAATACCTTTCTGCCGCAAGCCGAGCAATGGTGCGCCCGCGAGAAGGGCCCGAACCTGACCAAGGCGCAGTGGGGTCAGATCGAGGGCCAGGTTCGCGACGACGACAAGACCATCTTCGAGGCAATCACGGCATCAAACTTTTATGCCGAGTTTGCCAAGGCGGCCTATCCCGATCTGGCCTGCGGCACCTGTGCGATGTTCATCAACGATCCCAAGCCGACCACCGACGCCATCAACACCCAAGCCGTTCCGTTGCGCGAATTGGAGATCAATCTCGGCCCCGATGGCACCATCGATGATCGCTTCATCATCCGCTACACCAAAAACCGCTACGTCAAATCGCTGTTGCGCGGCATCAGCTTGCCGCGCGACATCGAAGATCACATCAACGGCGCGCCGCACCACAAGACCGAAATCCGCTGGGGTTACTGGCGGCTGTGGGACGACGAGGCCGGCGACATCGTGTGGAAGCACGTCACCATGTACAAAAACCGCGTCGTGCATTCGGCGACGCTGCGCGGCGAGGGCTCATGCCCGCTGTTGCCGATGCGGTTTTATGCCACCGCCGATTGGGCGTTTGCGCTCGGCCCGCTGATCCAGGGCCTGCCGGAAATCCGCCAGATCGACGAGCTCGAAGCGCAGAAGGTCCAGCACATCGAGCTCAACCTCACCCCGCCTTACGCATTTCCCGACGATAGCTTTGCCGCGATCGAGCAAGGGCTGGAGCCCGGCATGGGCTATCCGGTCCGGGTCGGCTCGGAAAACGCGATCAAGGCGATTTACACGCCGCACCCGGCGACCGATGCCACCTACGCGGTCGACGACAAGATCCGGCGCCTGCGCAAGCTGTTCTACGTCGATTATCCCGAACAGCGCGGCGACACCCCGCCGACGCTCGGCCAATGGATGGACGAGCTCGCCCGCGCCCAGCGCAGGATCGGCACGCCGGGCCTGGTGTTCTGGCAAGAGGGCGTGCGGCAGATTTTCTTGCGCTACAAATATCTTTTGGAAAAGCGCGGCGCCATCAAACCGCTGCGGGTCGACGGCCACAACGTGCGGCTGGCGCCTTTGAACCCGGCGCAGCGCGCCGCCGAGCAACAAGAGATCGCCACCGCGGTGCGCGCCATCCAGATCCTCGGCCAGGCCTTCCCCGAGGAGTTCAAGGCCTACATCGACGGCAAGCAGACCATGGAAGCGTTTTTGAAAAAGATGCGGGTCGAGATGCTCAAATTCCGCGACGAGAAAGAGGTCGCCGGCGCCGTGCAACAGATCAAGCAACTATTGTCGCCGCGGCTCGGCCCGACCGCACAGCCACAGCAAGCGGCGGGGCTACCATGATTGACGAAAAACTGTGCCACGAAGCTTTGCAACGCTTCGCCCGCGACGCCGCCAAACCGGGCGATGGCGAACTGTTTTATGTGCTGTTGCAAAAAGTGTTGTTGGGATTTCCAACCGCCGCGGCCGGCGCCGACATTTCCGGTGCGTTGCGAGAGAATTTAGGACGAAGGAAATTGGCCGCCGAACTGATGGCCGTCATGGCCGAGGTGATGGCGGAGCCGATTGGTGACCGAGGTAACGACGAACAGCGGGCAAAGCTCGCCAGGGGCGAGCGCCCCGTCATCTTCCAATTCCCCAGGCCAAACCAGCGCCGCCGCCAGCCCGGCGCCAGGCGCCGCGGCATCGGCGAGCCCCCAACAACAGAACCAGACGCCGGCTAGACCATCTGCGGTTCTGGAAACTGAATGGGACGCCGGCAGCGGCCGGCCCAATGACAAATATTGGGAGCGCGCCAACAAAGACACCGCCCGGCTGGCCGAGTACGACGTTCGCAAGAACACGCTGCCGAAATCCGACACCGATTATGAACTCAAGCTGCCGGGCAGTTTTCAACTGCCGGCCGGCACCACGTTTGAGTTCGACAAAAATTCGCCCGATCTGGCCGCCGCCCGCAAAGTCGCGCACGCCCGCGGCCTGGATCAGGAAACGTTCTCCGACATGCTCGGCGTTTATGCCGCCTCAAAGATCACCGAGCAAACCAACCAGGCCAAGGCGCGCGAGGCCAATCTAGCGGCGCTCGGGGCGGCCGGGCCGCAGCGGGTCGAGGCGATCGCCACCTGGCTCACCGCCAAGGCCGGCGACGATGGCAAGCAAGTCGGCGATTTCATTCGCGCCTATCCGGCGGCGCCGATCGTCAAGGCGATGGAAAACCTGATCAAGCAATTCTCGTCGCAAGGCGGCGCCGACTTTTCGCAAAGCCACCGCGACCAGGCCGAAGAGGGCGGCAAGATCCCCGGCTACGAAAACATGAGTTTTGTGCAACGGCGTATCGCCCAGATGTCCCAGGCGGCGCAACGACGACCACCCGCCGGAAGGTAAAGGGGAGCTCTAAGCTATGGCGACGATTAACGTTCAAATCACCGCTCCGATCCTTCTGAGCGAGTATGCCAAGACCTTGCCGGAGAACGATCCGACCCGCGTCTTTGTCGAGAACATGGTGCGCGAGTCCGATCTGATGGCGGCCATTCCGATGCTGCCGGCGCACATGGGCAAGCGCGCCTTCCTCGACATTCAGGCGTTGCCATCGGTCGGCTTCCGGCCGATCAACGCCGCCGGCACCGCCGCGGCCGGCGTGTTCAACTTGCGCGAAGAAGATACCTTCTTCATCGACGAATATATCCAAGTCGATCGCGCCATTGTCGATCGGCTCGGCGTCGAGCACCGCGCCCGCCAGGAGCAACTGATGTCGACGGCGCTCGGGCAAATGTTTTCGCAGCAACTCATCAAAGGCGATCGCACCTCCAACCCGGCCGGTCCGGATGGCATGCAAGTGCGCTGCACCAACACCAACTACAATTGGGTGCACAATTCGGTGGCGTCGGGCGGCGCCGCGCTATCGCTGGCCAACCTCGATCAACTGTACTGGATCGTCAACAAGCCGACCCACTTTGTGGTGCCGCGCACCCTGATGCCGTTCTTCGACGCCGCGGCCCGCAACAACACCCTGGTCAACCAAACCGTCAGTTATGCCAAAGACGATTTTGGCCGCCGCATCATCAAATACAAGGATCTCACGCTGTTGTTCGGCTACGAGCCCGACGACACCCCCGACATGCTGCCGATGACCGAGGTGGCGTTCGGCGGCGGCTCGGCCACCACCGGCTCGATCTATTGCGTGTCGCTGCGCGACGGCGGCTTCTACGCGATCGAGCAAACCCCGCTGTCGGTGATCGACGAGGGCCTGATCGTCGGCCAGCCGTTCTGGTCGACCCACGTCAAATGGGATTGGGGCGTGTCGCGCGAGCACCCGCGCTCGATCGCGCGGCTTGACAGTATCCAGGCCGCGACCATCACCGCGTAACGGCAGGGCACAAAGGAGCAAGCACTATGGCACTCACCACCAATCAACCCACTCTCCCGGCTGTGCCGCCGTTCACCGTTCTGCCGGTCGATACCAACTTGCAATGGGCCGCCGCGCAGGCGATCAGCGCCACCGGCTACCTCAACAACGTCAATACTCAACTCGATGTCGGCGCCGGCCGCACCGGGTTCTTTGCCGTGGTCGACATCACCGCGCAAGGCGGCACCACGCCGAGTTTTCAGTTTCATGTGTTCGGCTCGAACGATGTCGCCTTCGGCAACGGCAACGTCGAGGATCTGATGGAGTTTGACTATGCGCCGGCCACCGCGCAGCGGCTGGTTCCGACCATCGTCGGCGGCTCGATCGCGGTGCCGGATGCCGGCCGCGCCGGCACGCTGATCGCCAAGCCGTTTTGGAATTTCGGCCAGGGCAACATCGTCTACCGATATTTGCGGCTGTACGCCGTGCTCGCCGGCACCACACCGACGATGACGCTCACCGCCTGGGCGGCGCCGTGGGAACTGTATTACGGGTAAGTAAATGGCCGAGGCAAAAAAGGTCGCGGGCGGCACCCTGTTTCACGTCCTGCACGGCGAGAGCGGGTTCATGTACGAGGTCGATCGCCGGCTGGCGCTGGCGCGCCATCCCGACGAATGGAAGGACAAACCTTGGACTGCCCGCGAGGCCGAGGCGTACCAAAAAAAGCGCAAAGCGGCGAAAGCCGGGGAGGCGCCAACCATCGAGGCGTAAATGGCGACGCTTTACATCACCGAATACGGCAACATCGCCTTTATGCCCAATTCGACAGGCCAAGTTGCAGAGGAACCACCCATTGTCGAGCAAACAGTCGCAATTACCGGCGGTTCAGCACTCTCCGCGGTGTTTCAACCGAAAACGCGCTGCATTCGGTTGCATTGCGACGTTATTTGCTCGGTGCTGTTCGGCTTTGCCATCAATAGCCCGGTCGCCACGACCGCGAGCGGACGCATGGTGGCCGGGCAGACTGAATTTCGTGGCGTGCCTGAACACAACGGCGTGCCCGAGCGCCAGATGCAAGTGGCGGTGATCGCCAATGTCTGATGACAAGAAAGAACCCGACCGGCTCGATGCCTTGCTGGCGATCATTCGCGATCCGAAGGCCGCCGAAAAGCTGGCCGAGCAGATGGCCGCGATCGACAAGGCTAAGGCCGATCTCAACAAGCGCCGCGCCGAAACCATCGGCCGCGAAAAGCAACTCGATGACCGCGACGAAATGCTCAACCGGGTCGAGGCCGAGCAGGCGCGCGAGCGCGATCGGCTGGCCGCCGCCGAGGCCTCACTGGCGGATCGCGCCAACAAGATCAAGGCCGCCGAGGACAAGTTGCAGGCCGAGGTCGTGGCCCACGGCCAGGAACACGGCCGGCAATCAGCCGAGCTCAATAGCCGCGAGCAAAAAGTGAGCAAACGCGAGGCCGAGCTCGATCGGGCCGAGGCCAAATTCAAGGCCGACCGCGCCGCGCTCGACAAGAAGCTTGTCAAGGCCCAGGAATTCATCAGCGCATGAGAAACGAAGGCTATTTGTTTGTTGATCACCGCGCCTCACCGGGCATTCCCGAGGAGCTGGCGCGGCGCATGGGCTATGAGCCGGCGCTGGTCGGCGAGGGCAAGGTCTTGGAAGCGGCGACCTTGATGTGCCTGCACTGCAATCAGCCCGTTGTGCTTAATCCGCTGCGCACCCGCGAGCGGGCGTTCTGCATGCAATGCGGTGGCGGCTACATCTGTGACCTGTGCGATGGCGAGCGCAGGAAACCAGACTACGTACATTTGCCATTCAAAAAGGTTGTCGATCTTGTAGCGACCGGCGAGGCTACGGCGCTAAGCCTCGGCGTTCGGCCGCTACTCATCCCCACGAAACCTAAGGAGTTCTGAAATGGCAAAGCGTGTATTTGAAACTGGCAGCTTGACGTTTGGTACGCAGCCTGCTGGCACAGCCCTCTCCACTTCGCAGTTCATGGCGGCGAAGGGCGGTTCTACGACGCAGGTTGTCGACTTTCTTGAGTTTCTGGTCAGTGGCATGGCAACCGCCTCTACTGTTGCGGCAATGACAGTGGCCTATAGCTCTACCCTCGGCATTACTCCGACCGCTCTGGCATCGCCCGGTTTCGATGGTCCGATGATGGTCAACGCAACCACGCTCGGTGGCAATGCGGTGGTGACCTACTTCGCAGCCGCAACTGGCCCGGTCATGAATGCTGCCGCCACATTGCCGAGGCTCAACCTCGGCCTCAATCTCTTTGGTGGCATCGTTCGTTGGAACGCGGCCCCGACGCAGCAATGGACTTCGGTCGGCAATGCGGTGAACGCCGGTGAGACCGTGCTGTTCAACTCCTCGGTTGGTGGTGGCTCAAACGGGTTGGCTAACGCGCACATCATCTACGAGCCGTACTGAGCAGCTAACCTTAAGGAGAAACGTTTATGGCTGGCGGTCCCATACTGCCCAGTTCAATCTACTTTGGCGCAGCCTCTGGTCTCGCTACACCCGCTTTCTATACACCCGCGACCAACACCAACACTGCGGGTTATTTGGAGGGCGTCGGCATCGTCGCCTCGTTGGCCTCGGATGCTCCGGTAACGTTGCAGTTCAACGCACCGGAAGTGTTTCCCACCGGCACGCTCAAGCTGCGCATCTTGGCAATGGCCAACGCCACCTCGGGCGTTGCCAAGCTGACGATCAAGGACGGCTCAACCAGCGCCGGATCGAACATTGGCGTAACAACGCTCTCGACTGAAACCCAACTCTCTCAGACTTGGGCGACAGCGGATATTTTGGTCGAGAACAAAATAACACTCACCGATGTGCCGGTGACCAACGACATCATAACGATCCTGGCGACGTTCAACACGGCGAGTTGGACCTTGGCTACAGCGAGCGTTTGGCAGTTCAGTTTAGTTTTTGAATGATGGTGGTGGTTTAAGGCGATGATTGTTGGTTACTCGGTTATTCCGTTGTGTGTAAACGTCCGCCCAACGACAGTTTTGCGGACAATATCCTTTATTGCCATCAATGCGGTCCAAACTCTTTTTTGGCGGGCGTTCTCCCATATCGGCGAGAAAGTTTTGAAAGCTATACCATTTCTTGCAAACTGTTATTCCTCTTGCGCCATACATATAGAATTTTTCGTCCTTAGAGTAGCGGCATCGTTTCAGCATACCTTGCCACGAAATCCATGTTGGCGTCATGACCATGCCGTGTTTCGTAACGGCTTTGCGGTGGCGTTCTCGGCCAAAGCAACCGCAAGATGTTATGTCGCCAGCCTTCAGAGCATCGCCTCTAGCTTCGATAGACTTGCCGCAATCGCAGCGGCAGTCCCATCGCAAGTTCTTGCTTGGGGTCAAGGATCGCCCGATTACTACGAGATTTCCGAAACGCTGGCCGGTGAGTTTGTTTGGCGGAACCATTCCCATATCATTATGAACGCGGGTCAGTAAGTCAATGGCCACTCTCAACCCACAACAGAAGCGCGATACCGCAGCCTTCTGGGCGCAGTCGAATTTTGTGGTCAAGCAAATCACCGCAGTCTATTCGCTGGACGATCTTATCGCCGCCATAACGTCAATCGACAACGGCTTTGACACGACGCTGAACCAGGGGGTCACGGCTGGCTTTGGGGCTATGCCGGTCATCCAGGCACTCAACGCCAACATTCCAGCACCGTTTAGTGGCGCGACGCTGCAACAGAAGATCGAACTGGCTTGCGCGGTGCTGCTGAAACGCGCGGGGTTGATCTGATGGCGCGCAGTTTTAATGGCAGTACCGACCTTATCACTATCGGTAGTGCTGCGGTATTGCATCCGGCGGCAATGAGCTTTTCGGCTTGGGTTTATATCGCCGCCCTTCCGGGGCTTGGTGTCTTTACGAGTATTAGCAATAATGGCAATTATGATATCACGATAGTCAATTCTGGCGGCAGTGGCCGGTTAGGGGTCATCGTAGTCGCGACAGGTGGAAACCCGAGTTTCGCCACCGGCTCTTTCAATCTGCCTATTGGGTCGTGGTTTCATGTGGCATTTACCTATGACAGCACCAACGGCATAATCTCTTATATCAATGGGAGCGCAGGCGATACAGCAGCAGCCAATGGCACGTTAAATGGAACTCCAATCGCCACAAGCATTGGCTATGATGGTGTTGGCGGGCGCGGGCATTGGAACGGTAATATGGCTGACATCGCCATATGGAATACCGCGCTGTCCTCAGGTCAAATCTCATCATTAGTTAGTGGCATCCGGCCGCCCTCCGTCCAATCCGCAAATCTGGTCGGCTACTGGCCGCTCGATGGCTACGCCTCACCCGAGCCGGATTTGTCGGGCAATGGCAATAATGGCACGCTGACCGGCACTGCGCGCGTCCTCGGCCCGCCCCCTGTCATCTACAGGATCTCGGCATAATGGCGCGGAGTTTTAATGGCTCGTCTGATATTATTACTATTGGCGATTTAGCGGCTCAGCGTCCGACTGGGGCGCAAAGTCACGCATGTTGGGTCTATTTCAACTCAACTGCCGCCAGAGCTGATCTTTTTAGTCGCTGGAATGTCAATGGCGCATTCGAGGCGTGGCTTTTAACACTCATCAATTTTGGCGGCGGTTTTACTTTTGGGTATTTTTTGTCCCCCGATGGGAGTACGGCGGATGGTGTAGATTCGACTTTTAGCCCCTCAACCGGCACTTGGTATCATGTACTCGGTACATGGAATGGTACTACGCAAAGTATATATGTAAACGGCGCGCTAAAGAACACCGCCACTCCTGCTATAGCCAGCATAAACTCGACTACATTTGGTATTTTCATTGGGTACAGCATAAGCAACATCCCTAGTAATGTCTTTTTTCTAAATGGCCAACTAGCCGACTGTGCCGAATGGAATGTTGCTCTCACGGCGGCCGAAGCGGCCGCGCTCGGGGCTGGCGCGCGACCATTTCAGATCAGGCCCTCCACTCTTGTTGGTTATTGGCCCTTCACCGGCATCCAGTCACCGGAGCCTGACCTTTCCGGCAATAAGAACAACGGCGTTTTGACGGGTACCGCCAATGCTTTCGGCCCGCCGCTGATGCCGTTCACGCGGCGGATGCCGCAGCCGATGGCGCCAGTAGGAATAGTCTACGTTCTCATGCCACAGATAGTAACGTGAATGATTTGGTCAGCCGCATGGACACGCAAGCATCTGCTCGGCCATATCATATGGGATGATCAGCTTTACTACATTGACGAACTGAACGCGCATGGCAAGACGCGGCGTTGGTTTGTGCGCTTGCGGTTCGGGCCTCGCGAGTTCCCGCTGTGGGTTCTCTCGCAGACGTTCATTACGTCGCCCACTGGCTCGCTGCAAACAAGCACATCAGACGCGACGTGGAATAATGCCAATAACTCAGTTGAGTGCGTCGGTCCCGGCGGTTCTGGCGGTGCAACGCAACAGCAAAGCGCGACGGCATCGGTCGCCACAGGCGGCGGGGGCGGCAGTTATTCGAAGATCACTAACTTTAGTTTTGCCACACCGGGAACCACGACCTACCAGTGGCAAGTTGGCAGCGGTGGTGCTGCGGTATCAACAACAGCAGGCGGCGGCGCACAGGCCATAAACGGCAATCCAGGCGGCACTGCCACTTGGTTTAATAATGCTACTGACCCAGGCAACGGCGCTGACAACTCCAAATGCAGCGGCGCGGCAGGCGGGGCCGGAACACATGGAGCTACCGCTAGCTCTGGGGCTGGAGGGGCGACTACCGCAGCTTGGGGGCAAACCAAAAACGCCGGGGGCCGTGGCGGACAAATGTCCAGCGGCACCAACGGCGGCACCTTCGGCGGCGGCGGCGCTGGCGGCCCCAATGGGGCCGGCGCTAACGGCCCCGATAGCACGCTAACTGGCGCTTTCGGTGGAGGGCAGGGAGATAGCACCTCCGGCGGTACTGGCGGTGCTGGGACAACAACGACTCCCGGTGGAGCGGGTAATGCCGGCACGGAATTAGGCGACAGTATACATGGCTGCGGTGGCGGTGGTGGCAGTTGCCGCGCTGGCGTTAATGGCACGATTGTTGGCGGCTCCGGCGGCAATTATGGAGCCGGGGGCGGCGGTGTTGGCAACAGCGGCACGGGCGGCAATGCCAGCACCAAGGCCACGTCTGGCGCAGGCACTCAAGGCATCATCGTTCTGACTTGGACGCCTGCTGCAGGTCCTGACGTTCTAAGTGCGGCGATCCTACTATGACCATTCGCGCCCCCATAATCATCTACAAATGGGGTCGGCAGTACCTCGAAGGTTGGCCGCGCGATCTGCGCACTTGGGCGTGGAAACCAAGCGCTAATCTTCGCGGCCAGGATCAGCTTCCTGCTGGCAAGCAAAACTACGATCTCGTTCCATCGCAGCAACCTCCAGAACAAATACAACTCCACTCCTGGCAGTGGAGCTACAACCAAAATCTGATCGGCAAGGACCGACTTCCGATTGGCGTTGTTCCTGGCGAGCCAATCTATGATCTACCGCCACGCGCTTACGAATACCATGCTCAACTTCGCGACTGGCGCTGGTCGTATAATCTTAATCTGATCGGCAAGGATAAGTTACCAGTTGGTGAAATCAGCACTGCATTGCCACCAGCAGGGCCGTCGCCGCCGGTTCAGACTTGGCTCAGCACTTCTACTGCACTAACCATTGCGCCACCTACGCCACCGGTTGACCTTACCAAGATTTTCCGTGGCCATCTGCGCTCGCTGCCAGAGCAGCAGCAAGTTGTTCTTACTTGGTTCAACGCCACTAATATTGCGCTAACCGCGCAGCCAGTAGCAAAGCCATTCGCCCAATACGACTGGTCGTTGACTCCAGCCGCATTTCAGCCGGAGCGCACAGTCGCCGCTTCCTACAACAAAAACCTCGTTGGACAGGATAAGCTCCCGACGGGCGAACAAGTCTCCGACCTTACCCAGCGTGCACCAGAGTACCACGTCCAACTTCGTGCCTGGACTTGGTCATACAATCTCAATCTGATTGGCAAAGACCGCTTGCCAATTGGCGAGAGTGTCACCGATCTCACGGCCCGACCTTACGAGTATCATGTTCAGCTTCGCTCCTGGCAGTGGAGCTATAACCTCAATCTCGTTGGTCAGGATCGCCTTCCGTTCCGTCAAAGCGATTGGCCCAACCCACAGCCAGTGCAGTGGTACAAGGAATGGCAGTGGTCTTATAACCTCAATCTCGTTGGTCAAGACCGACTCCCGACTGGCGAGATTATCACTGACCGTCCAGCCCTGCTCGCCCCGGCGCTGTTCCAAACTTGGATTACCAACGCCAGTCTTGCGCTTACCACCGCACCGACATTCCCGCGTCCGCCGTTCAACCAATTCGACTGGCCACTTACGCCTGCCGCTGGCCAGCCCGCGCAATCATTCACGGCCTCGTACAATCGTAATCTTGTTGGCCAGGATCAACTCCCGAACCGTCAGCAAGACTGGCAGAACCCGGTCCCACTCCAATGGTATCGGGATTGGTCAATCAACCTTCTCGAATCCACTCTCTTCGTCAAAACCACCCCGTTCGCGCAGTACGATTGGCCAGTCCCAGTCGCGCCACTGCGCATTGACGAAACCTTCGCCGCGAGCTTCAACAAGAACCTCATCGGCCAAGACCGCCTGCCGAACCGTCAGCAGGATTGGCCACTCAGTCTCGCCGCTGCGCAGTCTGTTCAGACTTGGATACAGTCGGTCAACATCGGCCTGCTCACACCGGCAGGACCGCTCGGTTCTGTATTCAATCAATACACCTGGCCGCTTACACTAGCGGTTCAACAGCCTGATCGGTTTGTTGGGGCTTCGTATAACAAGAACCTGATCGGCCAGGATCGCTTGCCCAATCGCCAGGCCGATTGGCCGCTGCCGAACCGCGGGCCGCAACAACCCGATCGCGGCTTTAGCTTCTTTAATCCAAATTATTATCCGCCGACGCCACCGCCGCCGGCCCTGGGCGTGCCGCATAACCTTCATTTCCACGCCACGCTCGGTCGGCTCAAAAGTTTCTAGTGCGTTGCGGGTTTAACCGCATGGTCTAGCGTGCGCGGCATGATTGTCGACAAGCTGTCCATCATCAACGACGTGCTCAATGAGACCGGCAACAATGAGGTTGCCGTGGCCGATGATGGTTCCAACGAATGGAAAGTGTGCAGCCCGGTCTATGACAAGGCCGTGGAAAACACGCTGCAAGCGCGCAATTGGCTGTTTCTCAAGACGGTCACAACGCTAGTGCGCGCCGGCAACTCGCCGGATGCAAGCTATACCGATGCAATGGCGCTGCCGGCGAATGCGCTGCACATCGTTTGGGTGCGGCTAACCATCGGCACCAACCAGCAAATGCCGGTCGATTACAAGATCATGTCGCTGGGCGATACCAACGCGACCCCGGTGATTTGCCTCAACCTCAACAACTACAACGCCCAGGCGATGTATCTGATCGACAGCCAAGGCACCGGCAATTGGCCGCCGATGTTTGCCGAGGTGATCCGGTTTTGGGTGCGCGCCGGCGTTTACCGCGGCTTGCACGAGGATCCCGCCCAGGCCGACAAGGAGGAAGGCAAGGCGCTGATGGCGCTATCGCAGGCCGCCACGCGGTCCGATCAGAACAATCCGAAGCGCCGCACCTTCAATTCGCCGGCCATTTCGGCCCGCCGCGTGCGCCGGCCGTGGCTCAAGACGCCGTTCGATTGGGGCGGCACCAGCGTTCCCAGCTAAAAAGGGTGGCGCATGGCTGTTCCTAAAATCGATGATGCCATCAACGATTTCTCCGCCGGCGAGCTCGATCCCGATCTCAAGCGCAGCGGTAGCCAACTGATCAAGCTCGGCGGCCGGCAAATGCTCAATTGGCGCACGCTCAATTCCCACAAGAAAGCCAACCGGCCGGGCCGGTCGGCGTTATTCCAGGCGCTCGGCCGTACCGAAAAAATTGTCATGCCGGGCGGCGCCACGTTCTTTCTTAATTTCTCCGCCGGCCAATTCAACGTGTTCAACGTCGATGGCACGACGGCATTCACCACGACCACGTTTTCCGTCAGCGGCGGCGGCGTGACCTACACCGTGCCCTGGACCGCGCCAACGCTCGGCGGCATTGTTTGGGCGCAGATCGGCAAGTCGATCTATATCGCTTACGCCGATGGCGCGCCGCAGAACGTGCCGCAAATCCTGTCGTGGGACGGCGTGTCGACGTGGAGCATCAGCCCGTTTACCGAAAACCTCGCCAACAGCGGGCAGAAACGCACGCCGTTCTACCGCATATCGCCGCAAGGCACGACGATGTTGCCGAGCGCCACCACCGGCAGCATCAATCTCACGTTTTCCGCTGCCGTGCTGGCGGCCGGCGAGGTCGGCACGCGGATGCGGTTTTGCGGCCGGCAGTTGACGATCACCAGCGTCAGCGACGCCATGCACGCCACCGCAGTCACCAACGAGCCGTTGCCGCCGGGGCAAACCTTGAATTACTCGACGCTCAAAGGCGCGATCAATGTCGGCGACATCGTGATCGGCGGCACCACCGGCGCCGAGGGCATCGTGACCGGCAATGCCTTTGAACAGCAGTTGTTGTTCGCTTCGGGGGCCGGCTATCAAAACGTCGCCCACGTTGGCGACACCATTACCCAGGCGGCAACCAGCTCGACCGGACTGGTAATCGGATCAAACTATTATTTTGACGGCAGCACGTTTCGCATTTGGTTGACGGTATCGACCAGCGCCGGCGCCTTCACCACCGGCGGCCCCGTTGTTGGCCCGCTCGGCACCTTCACGCCGGCGAGCGTGTCGACGCTTTCAACCAACTCGATCAACGTGCAGCTAATTCCGGTCGGCGACAGCAACGTGATCCAGTTCTCCGGCACCGAAAACGTTGCCGGTCCGTCGGGTAGTTTTGCACTGACCACCAATTCGGTTATCGCGCCGCAAGCGGTCGCCGATTGGGACGAAGAGGTGATGAACACCTTTCGCGGCTATCCGGCTTCGGTGTTTGCCGATCAATCGCGGCTCGGCTTTTGTAACTTTCCCGCCGCGTCGGTGCCTTCGGGCCTGGCCTGGTCGGCGGTCGGGCTGTACTCCGATTTTTATCCCGGCGCGCAACCCGACGATGCAATCTTTGAGCTCGCCCCCAACGACTCAAGCGTGCTCTATGTGATCCCTGGAATGGAAAGCTCGGAGTTCGTGTTTTCCGACAAGGCGATTTATTACATTCCGATCGGCGGCGTGCAGCAAAAGCCGCTTGAACCGGGATCGGTGTCGTTCAACAAGGTTTCGGATTTTGGCATTCTACCGGGCGTGCAGCCGCGCCGCGCCGATCAAAGTATCGTCTACGTCAAGGCCGGCGGCATCACCATCGGCGCGGTGCAGGCGCCGGGCGCCTATTACCGACCCTACGTAATCGACGACATTTCGGAAATGCACTCGCACCTGTTCACCGGCTCGCCGCCGATTGCGATCGCCATTCCCTCCGGCCCGACGCAGTTCGAGGAGCTCTATATCTATATCGCGCTGAAAAACGGCAATCTGGTTTCCGGCCGTTACATCATGCGCAATGGCCTCATTGAGCCCGGCCCCGAAGGCAAGCCGACGATCGGATGGCTACCGTGGAACGGCGCCGGCACGCTGACATGGCTCTCCGCCAACCAGGGTGACGTGTTCTTTACCGGCAGTTACGCGGCGGTCAGCGTGGTCGAAAAACTCGACAACACGCAATATCTCGACGGCGCTTTAGCTGTAAACAATCTGCCATCGGCATTTACGCCGCCCGGCGGCAAAGGCCCGCTCTATAAGTTTCCCGGCCCGAACTCGACCGTGTTTCTGATCGATCAGGGCACGCGGTTCATGGGCATTTATCAGGTCGACGGCAACGGCTTTCTCGTCCCGCAATTTATCGGCGGCGAAAATCTCGCGTCATCACAGCTTGTCGCCGGCCAACCGTGGACCGCGGTGTTCGAGCCGTTTATGCCGCACGCACCGCCTGGCCCTGACAATCAGCAAAGAACGCGCTTGCGCAAAGTCGCCAAGGGTCTTGTCTCGGTCGAAAACTCAACCGGCTTTGTTTTTGATACCCGACGCATTCCGGCTTATTTCATGGGCGACGACGCGACCCAGCCGGCGCCGCTGCGCGAGGACAGCTACAAAATCCGCCCGCTCGGGCGCAGCTATGATCCGCGGCTGGTGTTGTCCAAGGACACGCCGGGGCCGCTGACAGTAGTAGAGTACGATTTTGAAGTGACCGTATAGCCATGAAAACAATCGAGATAGGGCAACGTTTTGAAATGCTGGTTGTCGTCGCGGATGATGGCGCGCGAGACAAGCAGCAACGGCGTTTGCTTCTTTGCAAATGCAATTGCGGAATGGTTTTCCGCGCGCAGACCAGCCTTCTTAACCGTGGAAAAGTAAAAAGCTGTGGCTGCTTACGCGCGAGAGGCAATCACACATCGCACGGAGATACTCGCGGCCGTGACTACACGGCAGAATATCGGACTTGGTGCGCGATGATCCAGCGATGCACTAATCCCCGCAACAATCGCTTTGTTTACTATGGCGCTCGGGGAATTAAGGTTTGCGATCGTTGGCGCGATTATGCGGCGTTCCTTGCCGACATGGGGCGCAAACCATCGCCAGCGCACACCATTGATCGCCTTGATGTCAACGGCAATTACAAACCATCAAATTGTCGTTGGGCGAGCCCGATCGAACAGCGGGCCAGCCGGAGGACCGCTTAATGCTTACGACGCGCCTGGCCTTTGCGGTCGAACCGTTCCGGCAAGTATACGACGAAGCGACGCCGCTTCTCGTTGCCCACTGGCATGAGATTGCCAAGAACAAACATTTGATGCGGCTCAATCCCGACGAGGACGTTTACGGTGAATTGGCCGATCAGAAAAAGTTGCTGTTGGTGACGGCGCGCGATGGCGGCAAGCTGGTCGGTTATTTCCTGTGGTTTTTGGTCCGTCACACCCACTACCAGCACGTGCTGGTCGCCGAGGAGGATTTGCATTTTTTGCTGCCGGACTATCGGCGCGGCTTCAACGGCTACCAATTGATCAAAGCGGCGTGCATCGCCGCGGTCGAGTGCGGCGCCGAGCTCCTCACGGTGCGCGAAAAGATCGGCCACGAGCATCCGGCGATCTTGAAGCGTTTGGGATTTGTCGCGACCGATATTGTCTACACGCTGGCAAAGGGAAACTAACATGGCGGTGACAACAGCCGTGGCAGCGATCGCCGGCGCTGGCGCCACCGCGTTTAGCGCGGTCGAGCAAGCCAAGGGCACCCAGGCGGCCGATCAGTTTCAAGCCAATGTCGATAAGACCAAAGCGGAATATGCCGGCGCCGCGGCGGCCGAAACCAACGCCTCGCTGACTGACAAGCTGGCGACCACGCTCGGCAATATCGACGTGATCCGCGCCGCCGGCCACACCGACCCAACCTCGCCGACGACGATGGCGCTGCGCGCGCGGGCGACCGAGGTGTCCAATCAGGAGCGCGCGATCAAGGTCGGCAATATCTATGCGCAACAAACCGCAGACCTGACCGACGCGGCCTATCTGCGCAGCGCCGGCGATTTCGCCATGAACATGGGTTACCTCACCGCCGGCGCCGATGTGGCGACCGCGATCGGCAAGACTAATCCAAACCTGTTCGGCCTCGGCGGCTCGCCAAACCCGGTGGGTCCGCCTTTGGATATTCTCAATGCCTGATCTTCTCGCCGAATACTCGCTCGACACCTCGCGAGCCCCGAGCCGCGACGTATCGCCGGGCGAGGTTGCGCAGCCCTACACCGAGCTCGCCAATGCCTTGAGGAAAACCGGCGAGGCGGCGACCGACATCGCCACCACTACCGCCGAGCGTGCCGGCACCCAGGCCGTCACCACCGACGAGGCCGGCAACGTGCAAATCGCCAAGGCGCCGATCATCGGCCCGGCGTCTTTGGCTTACGAGCACGCGGTCAAGACGGCTGCACTGGCGTCCGCCGAGGGCGCCGCCAAGGATGCCGACATCCAATTGCGCCAGCAATTTGTCGACAACCCGCAAGCCTATCTGCAAGCGGCGAACGCGTATAAAGATAGCGTAATGAAACGCTATGCCGATCTCGGCGCGCCCGAGGTCGGGGTGACGCTCGGCCGCGCCATCGATGCGACAACGACCTATAATTTCCGCGAGCTCGCCAAAGACAAGCGCAAGCTCGACCTTCGCTCGGCCGAGCGCGACATCGACAACGGGCTCAAGGACGCTCAGGACACGCTGGTTGCCGGCGCGCGGGCCGGTGCGCTCAAAGATCCAGACCCCGACAATTGGCCGGCGCCGTTTCAGCTCGCCAACGACAAGTGGCGACAACTCACCAATCAGAAAGTTGCCAATCCGTCTTTTGCGTATTCTCAGCAGGCCGCGGATTACGATCAGGACCAGTTGACGGCGAAATTGAAGGAGAACGGCCTTGCGCACCATTTCATCGACGAAATGTACAAGAACTCGGACAATCCGAGCAGCGCCGCGGTGACGACGCTCAATGCCGCGCGCTCGATCCTGACCGACCCGACGCTTAACCTCAAAGACGCCGAACGGCACAAGATCTACAACTACGTCGCTGGCGAAATCCGCTCGGAGGATGCGCTGCGCAAACAGGACGCTTTCGAGGCGCGGCAGGCCCGCGAGAGCGTGCTCGATTATCTGAAGCTCGGCGGCAACGCCAAGGACGTGCAAGATCAGGCCGGCAATGTGATCGATGTGTTACGGCGCACCGGCTATCCGGGCGAGGCGTCGAGTTTTCTCGCCCGCGTCAAGATCATCGAGAAGGGCGGCGGCGATTACGGCCGGCAATCGCTCGACACCCAGGACGCGCAACGCAACACCTTCGCCGGCGGCGTCACCCCGGCCACTGCAGCCGAGGCGCGGCTTATTCAACATGAAAGCTCGGGCGACCCGACCGCGGTCAACAATTTCGGCTTCGCTGGCCTCTATCAGTTCGGCGCGCCGCGGCTCACCGATCTCGGCATCTACAAGCCCGGGCCGAATGAAAATCTGCAAACGTGGAACCAAACATCAAAATTCGAACCGGGCAAATGGACCGGCACGTTCAACGTTCCCGGCCATCCCGAGGTCAAAACGCTGTCGGACTTTCTGCAAAATCCGGCGGCGCAAAAGGCCGCTTACGACGCCCATACCGCGCGCATGGATCAGGAGATCTCCACGCTCGGACTCGACAAGTACGAAGGCCAGACGGTCGGCGGTGTGCCGATCACCCGCGCCGGGCTCTACACCATGATGCATCTGGCCGGCGCCCAAGGCGCCCGCGTCGCGCTGCAATCCGGCGGCCGGATCCAAGTCGCCGACGCTTACGGTACGACGCCGCTGGCCTATGCCGGCATGGCAGCGCACGCCGAGATCCCGACGCCGGCGGCGAGTTTGTTTCTGCAAGTGGCGAATGCCTCGGCCGACCAGCGCGATTTGCGCGCCGAATGGAAAACCATCAACGAGGATTTTCAAAAGACCCGCATTCCGCCGTCCGACAAGGTGATCAACGACGTTGCCGATCGGGCCAACCGCAATGACGATTTTGGCTTGAACGCGCAGATTTCTCACGACGTGGCGCTGATGCGGATCGAGGCGCAACAACCCGGCGGCACGCTCGCCCAACAGCAAGCGCGGATCACGGAGATCCAATCGCGCGGCGCCGCCGGCGAGTTCGGTGCCGGCTACGGCGAGGTCGCCAAGAACCTGTCCGAGATCACGCAGAAAATCCGCGAGGGCATGGACAAAGACCCGATCTCGACCGCGGTCTCTTATTCGCGCGGCCGGCTGGCGACGCCGGCGCCGCTGGATTTTTCCGATCCGGCCAAACTCACCGCCGGCCTGCAGCAGCGCGTGCCGATCGCGCGGTGGGCCAATCAGACCTGGCAAGGCCAGCCGGTCGCGGCGCTCGACCAGGCCGATGTCGATCAGATCAAGGGGCAACTCGCTAATCCCGATCCGGCGGCGAAGGCGCGGATTTATCAATCGCTCGCTACCTTGCCGGAGGACGTGCGCGGCCCGACGCTGAAAAAAATCGCCGGCAATGATCCGGCCGACACCGCCGAGGCGGCCGCCGGCTCGATGATGCGCAGTTCGCCCGAAGTCGCCACGTCGATATTCCAAGGGCTCGCCATGATGAAAGGCGGCAAGTTTGATGTCGACAAGGCCTTCGGCACCAAGAACCCGCAAGGCGAAACCTTCACCGACGATTTCAACAAGGCGTTGCCGGCGACGGTGTTTCCGATGGGCGCCGCGCGCACCGACCCGACCGGCGACTACGCCACGATGGGCGAAATGGTGCGGGCGCGTTATGCCTATCTGTCGGCGCAATCCGGCGACATGAACTATTCGGCCGATCGCGTACAGAAGGCGGTCGACGACGTGACCGGCGGCGTGCTGTCGATGAACGGCGCCAAGTTCATCGCGCCGGCGCGCGGCATGCCGCAAACGCAATTCGACAACGTGCTTGCCAGCCTGACCGACAACGATCTTGCCGGCGTCACCTCGCTCAACGGTGCGCCGATCAGCGCCGCCTATCTGCGCGGCCAGGCACAATTGCAAAACGCCGATGGGCCCGGCCGGTACTATGTCACGCTCGGCCGCGACCAGGCGGCACCGATCTATGCCTATCAGAACACCAACACCGAACGGCCAAACAAATTTGTGCTCGATCTGCGCGGCCGGCAACCGGCGCCGTTTAGCTACTCAGCGCCGGCATTGGGGATCGGCCCCTGATGTCGTACCTGTTTGGACAGGACGAGGATCTGTCGGCGCGACCGCAGCCGAACGAACGGCCGGATCTGCCGACGACATTCGGCGAAACCTTCGCCGCGCAATGGTCGCAAAACGAAATTTTTTCGCAAGATTATTTTGGCGAGCACGATCGCTTTAGCGCGCTGCAAGATTACCTCGATAATATCAAACAACGGGGCGGCCCCAACCTGGGGCCCGAGCTCGACTATGGCGACACCAGCGGCATCGGTATCATGCCAGCCGCGCAATCACTGTTGGCGCAAACCAATGACAAGCTCGCGGCGTTCAAACAAAAAAATCCGACGTTCGATGTGCAGCCGATGACGGCCGACGAGCTCGAACAAAACGCTGTTGCCAAGCGGCGCAAGGCTGACGCCGATTTTCAAACGACGATGGCCCGCGAGCGCGGGCCGGGCGCCACGCTTGGCAAGATCGCCGGTGGCATCGTTACGGGATTTGCCGATCCAATCAACCTGGCGCTATTGCCGGTCGCGCCGGAGGAAAGCCTTGGCATCGTTGCCAACGCCATCCGTTGGGGTGTCATCGGCGGCGCCGGCGCCGCCGCCAGCGCCGCGTTGAAAGCGCCGTACCGCGAGGAGGTCGAGCCCGGCTACGTAGCATCGGGCCAGCCGATCGCCGACATCGCCACGGCGACCGGCGAGACCGCGATCGGCGGCCTGATCTTTCGCGGTGTGGCCGACGCGTGGTCGCGGGTGCGGACCGGCGCCTGGCCGGAAAGCGTCAAGCAGGCCGGCAATGTTGTCACCGGCCAGGCCAACACCATCGCCACGAATGTCTATCCCGGCCCCGAAGGCGAGGTCGCGCACGCGCAGGCCTTGTCGAAGGCGAGCGACGACATTCTGCGCAGCTATCCGGTCGACGTGTCGAAGTTCATCACGCCGGAGCGCGACGCCACCGCAACGATGGCGCCGGCCGAAGCGGCGCGCACGCAAGCCCAAGCCGCGGCCACAGCGGCGGCGCAAGCGCGGGCCGCGATGCCGACCGGGCCAGCACCGGAGCTCCCATTTGCCCGCACCGCCGCCGAAGCGGAAGCCGAAATGGCGAAGCAAGCTGTCAGCGCCGACGTGCAGCAAAGAGCGCGCACCGCCGCCGCGCCTTACGCCATGCCGGCCGAGGAAGCCGCGCGCGTGACCGACAAGTTGATGGCGGCCTCGCCCGAGGAAGCGCAAGACATGCTGCGCGATCTGCACATGAGCCCGCGCCAGGTCGCCGACGCGCCGAGAAGGATCGAGGCGCCGGCGGAACCGCAGCCGGTGCCGGTGACGCCGCTAACCAAAGCCACGCCCGAGTTCGAAGGTGCCATGCGCGCCGATCTCGATCGCGAGCTTTTGCAAACGGTCGCCGATTACCGCGCGGCCGGGTTTACGGCCGAGGAAGCACAGGCATTAGCCGTCGAGCACATGCGGCCTTATGCGGCGCAGATTGCGCCGGAAGCCGGTTCAAAAGAAGAATTGCAACAACTGATCGAGCAAAAGGCGCCACGCGAGCAAATTATCAATCACCCGTTTGTTCAAGACTATCTGCGCCGCGCTCAGGAATTGGCGAAAGAGCCGACCGGCACCGCCGAGGATTTTGCCAACCCGGAATGGCGCGCCAAGCGGGTCTATAATTTTGATGGCGTGCCGGTACAGGGGTTCGACAACGCCGCGGATCGACTGATGGGGCGCTTTGAAACCTTCGCCGGGCCCGAAGGCGTTGCCAACGAGCGCCGCGCCGTGCTTGTGACCGGGCCGCCGGCATCAGGCAAATCGACATTTGCAGAGCCGCTGGCGCGAGAGCTGCGCGCCGCGATCCCCGATCCCGACGAGGCCAAGCTCGTCATTCCCGAATATCAGGGCGGGCTCGGCAGCTTAAAGGTTCATGCCGAAAGCTCGCGCCTCGCCAGGGAAATCACGGCCAATAAATTAGCGCCGCGCGGGGCCAATTTGGTCATTCCCACAGTCGGCGCAACTCCCGAACACTTGCAAAATGTTATGCAACTTTTAAAACAGTGGGGATATACCGTTGATTTGATGCATGTTTCAGCCGGCGCCGAGGTGGCGTCGCGGCGCAATATCCAACGCTTGATTAACACCGGGCGGCTTGTGGAACCGGACTATTTGCTTGAAGCCGCTGCAAAAACCGGCCCGACTGCATATGTACTAAGAGAGAAAGGCTTGATCCGTGATTTTGCCGACATCGATACATCTGGCGAAACTCCCGTTGTTCGCGGCGGCGAAGGGCCGCTCGCCGACATGGTCCGAAATGGACGATATTTGGCTCAAAGACCTGGCGGAGGGCCTGAAAGAATCTTTGGAGAAGCAGAAGGGCTCAGATCGCCCGGCGCCATCGCCGGCGCCGAAGGACGAGCCCCCCCCGTCCGAGCCCCCGAAAACTTAATCCCCAACATCGACGAACAGCCGGTCAGTCTCGCGGGCGCCTTGCGCGAGGTCGACGGCTATAAAGCCGCGGCCGAGCAACTCGCTGCCTGCGGCGCGCCGGTTGCCGCGGAGGCCGCCTAATGGCCGACGTGCAAGACTGTATCGGCAAGCTCGTAACCACCGGCGCCATCACCCGCGCGATCGGCGACGAGGCGCTCGAAGCGTTCAAGCGGTCCAAAGCCGAATATTCGCGCAGCATGGGACCGGCCAGCGCCGACGCCGCGGCGGCCCTACAGGCGGCGAAGCAAATGCGCGACAAGGCCGCGGGCCGGCAACTCAAGATCGCCGCCGGGGTGCGGACCTGGCGCGACATCGAACAACGGGTTGTCGAGGATCCGCGCGGCGGCATGCTCGGCGTGGTCAATCTGTTGTCGAAGGATACTTTGCTCGGCGATAATCGGCTCAATGCACTGCGCCGCTCAAATCCCGAGCATCCGATTTTTACGCGCGGCAGCGTCGACAGCAATGCCCGCGTCATTGAACGATCGCTGTTTGCCAAGCTCGGCCCCGAGCTCGAAAAATTCCAAGCCCGCGGTGCCGCGCAGGCGCCCGATGTTGTCCATGAATTGTTTGGCGTCGATACCGGCAACAAGGCGGCGAAAGCCGTGGCGGCCGGGGTCAACGATGCGCGCCTGGCCGCCGAGCAACGCGCCAAACTCGCCGGCAAGGAATTTGAGCCGAACGAAAATTGGCGCATCGGACAACCGTGGTCCACGCGCCGCGTCGAGAAATTCAGCGAAGCCGAGTTTGTTAAAGATTGGCGTGAAGTGGTCGACAGCGGCGCCGTCAAGCTGATCGACAAAGAAGCCGGGCCGGGCCGCTTTTATGCGACTGCGTCGCGCACCGACGCCATTCTGAAAAAAGCTTACGCCGACATCAAATATGAGGGCGGCACCATGACGCCGTTCTCCAAAGAAATCCGGACGTTCGAGTTTCAACCGGGCAAGGCCGGTGCCGACGCCTGGCTGCGGATGCAAGCAAAATACGGCGCCGGCAACGAGATCATGCAAGTGATCACCCAACACATGAGCCAGATGGCAAAGGAGATTGCATCGCTCGAAACGCTTGGCCCCAATCCGCAAGGCGCTTTCGAGGCCGCGGTGCGGCTGGCGAAAGAGAAGAACCCAACGGAGGCCTTGGCGAGAGGATTGCGCTGGTTTGATAGCGAGCTCGTTGCGCGCAACACCTTCAACGAGGTCAGCGGCAAGGGCACCCAGGTTGGCAATGAGGTGTGGGCGCGGCGCATGTCGGGCACCCGGCAACTCCTCGGCGCCGCGGCGCTGCGCAATCTGCCGGTCAACATCGTGCCGAGCGATATGGCGGCGACGTTCATCGCCGCTCATCACGACGGCATGTCGTTCGGCGACATCATGCGGCACACCTTTGACGGCAAGACGACGCGGCAAGAGGCGGCGCACCTTGAGATCGCGGCGCACAGCTACAAGGATTTTGTGCAGAATAATGTTCGCCGCTACGAGGACGAGATCAACTATTCCGGTATCGCGCGGGCGGTGCCAGATTTTGTCATCCGGGCAACCGGCGCCAATTGGTGGACCGAGAACTTAAGGCTCGGCACCCAAATGGGTTACTTTCACAAGCTCGCCCAGGTTGCCGACACGCCGTGGCAAAAGCTCGACCCGCATATCCGCGACAATTTCCTGGCGCAATACGGCATCAATGAAGCGCAGTGGAATAAGATCAGAGCGATCGCGCCCGACGTTTCGGCCAATGGCGCGGCTTACGTCAATCTGCCGGAGCTCACCCGGACCGACCGCGAACTGTCCGAGCGGCTGCAGCGCGCCGTTCAAGAACGTTCGAGCTATATGGCACACCAGCCCGACGCCCGCACCCGCGCCATCGCCCGCGGCGGTGCGACCCCCGGCACGTTCGCCGGCGAGGCGCAACTCGGCTTCGCCCAATACAAGCAGTTCGCGCTTGAGCGCATGTCGACGCATTTGATGCGGATCCTTTACGAGGGTACGCCAGGCGAGCGCATCGCGCGCGGCATTGCCTTTACGCTTCTCTCAACAGCGGCCGGTGCCGTGGCCATGCAAGCTGCCGCCGTCCTCGCCGGCAAGAACCCGCTCGACATGTACGACCCGAAATTCTGGATGCATGCCTTTGCCAAGGGCGGCGTCGGCGGCGTCTATGGCGATCTTTTATCCGAAGCGTTCACCGGTAATGCCGGGGCGATCGGCGGCGCCGCCGGCGGCACAGTCGGCGGCCTCGTTGGCGACATTGGCAAAGCGGTGGCCGCGCCGGTGCGCCACGAATTGTTTGACGCTCAAGGCCGGCGCGCCACTGCCAACACCGCCGAGGACATGATCGCCGCCGGCCGCCGGTGGACGCCGAACACGTGGTACACCAAGCTCGCGGTCGACCGGTTCCTGTGGGACACCCTGCAGTCGCTGGTCGATCCGAATTACCGGCAGAGTTTCCATCGCGCTAACCAGGCGGCGAGCCGTAAGGGCGGCACCGGCTATTGGTTTGCGCCAGGCGCCGCCGTTCCACAATAACGGTGCGTTGCGGCTTTAGCGCCAGCCGGCATTGTGCCGGCCATGAAACGCATCGCGTACACGCTGCTTGCGCTTCTCCTCGCCGCGCTGCCGGCCGGCGCCCAAATCAACATGCCGTCGATCAGCGGGGCCGTCGCCGCGCTCAACGCAATTGCGACTGGCACCACCGGAGCAGTGACGGCGACGCTGCCCGGTGCCGCCGGCGATACCACCTACCTTTGCGGGTTTGATGCTTCGGCCGCCGGTGGCTCCGCGACCATCAGCCCGATCACCGTTACCGGCTTGCTTGGCGGCACGTTCACCTATCAGGGCGTCTCCGCCGGCGGCGTCCCGTACACGCATGCGTATTGGCCTTGCATCCCGGCCAGCGCGATCAACACGTCGATTTCCGTAAGCACCACGGCGGACGGCACCGCAACTGCGGTCAATGTGCAGGCCTGGGGCTTTCGGCAGTGAGAAGGCTCCTCCTTGCCCTGTTGTTGGCGATCAGCATCACACCGGCATTGGCGCAAGCGCCGCCGCCGGTGCCGGCGCTGCCCGATGCCCAACGGCAAACCACCTACACGATCAGCGGCACCACATGCGCGTGTGCCGTTGGCTTTCAGATCTATGGCGACGGCAGTGACATCGATAATTGGCTCGAGGTCTGGATCGGCGGCGTTCGCTATTTCTCGAGCAACGGCAGTCACGGTTGGACCATTACCAGCCCGAGCGGACCGCTCAACAGTATTGCGCGGCCGATCACCGATGCGGTTCTGACTTTCAACCAGGTCCAGACCGGAACGATCCAGATTGTCGGCGCCCGCCGACCGCGGCGCACATCGCAATTTCCGGAAAATCGCGGCGTCGCGGCCAGGGATTTTAACCAGGCGATCACCGATCTCGTCGCGCAGAACCGCGAGACTTGGGACAAGACCAATGACCTGACCGGCCGCGGTTTGTTTTTTCAGCCTGGCGTTACGGCCGGCGCAATGCCGACGCCGAGCCAATGTCAGTCCAAGTTTCTTGGCTTCGACAATACCGGGTTTAACCCGCAGTGTGTTCAGGTCGTCACAACTGGAGCGGTTGTTCTTCCGACTTGTGCGACAAATGTCCCGCTGGTCGGCAGCGGCACCAGCACACCGTCTTGCTGGCCGAGCGGTGCTTTAGCGGCACCAATACCGCGCCAAGAGGTCATTATTCAGCGCAATTCCGGCAGCTATGCCGGGCAGAGCGCCAAATGGAGTGCTATCGCCGCAGACGGCTCACTTTTGTGCATGGCCGACGGAACTCCAACCTCGCAATGCGTGACCGATGCTATTGCCGCGGCGTTTCCTTACGCGAGCGGCACAACGGCCATCGGATACGATTTGCGCGTGATTGGCGGCGATAGTCCGGCATTCGGCTCCGGTCTTAATTTTGGTGGTGCTGCCGCCGGTCTTTCCAGCGATTGGAATTTTCCGCCGATCCAGGGCGGCAGCATCACGGTCGGCGCTATTAGCACTCAATTCGTGAATTTCGACGCGCTCGAAATGGTCACGGTGGATTTTTGCCACGGATCACAAACCGAGAGCGTAAGCTTCAAACCGACAAATGGCACGCCACTCGATAATTCGCACGGTGTTTCTCCTGCCATTATTTGCTTTCAAACGGTCAACGGCACCGTTCGATTCGATTTGAGCGGCAACGCCCTGGCCAATGTTACAGCCACTAATCTTCATATCGTAGAACTGAATGCGAGCGGCCTTGCCTCTGGCTGTGCATTGCGATTTGACAGCCCCGCCGCTGGCCAGAACATGGGAAATCTTCATGTTCAAGTCGAGCAGTTGCATAGTCTCGCGTCAGGATCGACCGCGTTTTGTCTCGGCACGACAACCCCGCACGCCGGGCAGATACTAGGCAGTAGTGTATTTGATATTTTCGGCGCGCCCGATGCAACCAATACCGCAAACTTTGCCGATATTTGGGGAACAAACAATCAGATCACACTTCACGCCGGCGGGTTTAACACAGGATACACGCTTAAACTGGAAGCGGGTGCCTGTGGCAACGAGGTTCACATTTGGTCCGATCAAGCCTACAGCCTCGGCTCGACCGTCATCAACAGCAGCGGGTGCACGAATAACGTCGTTTACTGGAACGGCGTGCTAGAAATTTCGCCGTTCGCACGTAGCCAGGCGACGCCGGGCAATCCGACCGGAACAACCAGCACCGGCGGCGTGATGGCGGGCCTCGCTGGTACGATCACGCCAGCGGCGAGCGGCAATGTGCTTCTTAATATCAATGGCAGCGCATCGAACGGCACCTCGGGGGATGGCTGTACGTTCAAGTTGCGATATGGAACTGGGGCGGCTCCGTCGAATGCAGCCGCCTTGACCGGCACTGTGGCCGGCAATGCCAACGGTCAGTCAATGACCTCGGCTACTGGCGGCGCACAACAGGCTATCGGCATTACCGCCTACGTGACCGGGCTGACGCCAGGCACCGCTTATTGGCTCGATGTCTCTGAGGCCGCCGTCACCGGCGGCACGTGTAGCCTATTCAATCCGACCATAGTGGCGATTGAGCAATGAAATGAAACATTGGCTGATTGCGGTTTGGTTGATGCTTGTGGCGGCGCCGGCAAGCGCCGCCACCGATGTTTGGTTGTTTTACGGCTGGGGCCCGAACGGATGGTCAAGCGGCATCGATCAGATCGCGCGGCGGGTGCGCACCCTGCGCGGGGTTAACAGCGTTCACGTTTACGACTACCGCGAGACACAGCGCGCTTACAACGAGGCAGTGGCGGCCAATCACGAGCATTCACTGGCCTTCGTTGGTTATAGTTGCGGCGGCAACGCCTCGTTCGCGGTCGCCGGCGCACTCGCTCACAACAACAGGACCGCGCATGTGATCGCGTTGCAGCCGTCCGTGTGGTGCGGCCGTTATCCGACGACGAGCAACATGCGCTACGTTCAAGACACATGGAGCTCGGGCACGCTAGGCCTTGGCAGCTATCAGCCGGAAGGCCCGCCGGCGCACTACACCATGTTTATCGAGCGGCCCAATCCGCACGGCGCCGCCGACACCGATCCGCTGTACCAGCGCGATGCGGTGTTTGCCGTGGGCGCCGTCGCCGATCCCTCGCGCCGGCATTTGCTCGATCGGCATCTGCAGCGCAGCGCGCCGTATGTCGATCGCCAGGACGCCCAAGTGATGTGGCGGCGGGAATGAGGCTTGCAATTGCCCTTCTCGCGTTCGAGATCTTCATCGAGCTGACGCAACCCGGTGGCAATAAAATCTGGATCGAGGAAAGCCACATCATCATGATCCGCGGCCACCTCGGCAATTGCACCGGCAAGACCGTGATCGTAACCGGCAGTCAAACGTTGTGCGTCATGGAAAGTCCCGACGAAGTTCGCCGCAGAATAGATGAGACAAAGAAATGAGATTGACCGGCAAAGTGTCTTGGTTCGGCGGCCCGGAGGATATGGGCGTCGACGCCGACGAAGGGCTGGCTTTCATTGACAGCGTTTCCGACAAGCCAGAGTTGTTTCTGCCGGCGCAACCGTCCGGCACCACCGGCCTGGCGCGCCGACTTGATCCAGATCAATTTTATATCGCCACCCGCTGGAACTACGATGTCACTAGCAAAGAGGATTTGCTCGACATGCGGGTGCTGGTGCGCGCCACCACCGGCAAACAATTCTTTGCCTATCCGGCCGATTGGGGCCCGCATGAGGATACCGGCCGTGTTGCCGACATTTCGCCCGGCCTGATGGCGGCGCTCGGCATCGACACCGATGATGAGGTCGAGGTGCTCTATGTCGGCGAGCGCGACACCTCTGGGCTGCGCGTCGTCATATCGTCCGGTCACTCCGCCAAGGTGCGTGGCGCTTCGGGCTTCATCGATGAGGTCGACGAGGCCCGGCGTGTCGTCAACGAGGTTGTTAGCATGCTGGCCGAGGTCGGCGTCGAGGCGATCGGTTTCCATGACAACACCTCGACCACGCAATCGGAAAACCTCGACGCCATTGTTGATTTTCATAACAGCCAGGATCGCGACCTTGACGTGTCGGTGCATTTCAATGCGGCGGAGCCGACCAGCGGCCCGCGCGGCACCGAGTGCCTGTACGTCACCCAGGAACGGCTCGCCGAACTGATCTCGGGCGCGATCTCAGAGGCCGGCGGGCTCAAGGACCGCGGCGCCAAATATCGCGATGACTTGAAATTTCTCAATGCGACCGACATGCCGGCGGTGCTGATCGAGGTTTGCTTCGTCGACGCCGAGGAGGATTGCGAGCTCTACCTGGCGAATTTCGGCGAGATCTGCGAGGCGATCGCCCGCGTCATTGCCAATGAACTGTTGTCAACTAGCGCGGTGGCATAAAACAAAATCGACGATGGAGTGGAACTCTGCTATAGCAGAGTTGCCACCCCAACCGCCGACCCCCCATCCCCCGAACCCCATCGGTGTTTGGGATTGGTAAGCCGTCTGATCCTGTCAGGCGGCTTTTCTTTGGCAGGTCGATGGGCCGCAAAAAAGGTACGCCGCATACGGGGGGCGTACCCATGAACAAAGCGTGGAAAACCGCGAGAACGAAGCGCGATTTACTCCCCGGATTTCCCCCGGATTTGAAAGGCATGTTTGCGTATTGTTCTGCCGGTGTGTGCCGGCGTGTGCCGAGAAACCCTTGCAAAACCGCTGATTTTTCAAGCATCATTTTGGGGCGCCTTCCTCGCTGGCGGGCGTACCCTGGGGGATGGCCTCGCGGCTATCCCCCTCCTTTCATTCAACAATTTCCGTTTTTGATTTTTATCAAAGAGCTACTCCCCGGATTTTCCCCGGATTTTCGCGGGGCCCGCGGGATTATTTTCACTTTGCGCCATTGCGGTTTTTTGCGGGGCTGTAGCAGGGGCTCGCGGCGCTTGATCATTTGCTTCTCCTCCAAAAAGGGTGGCGCGGAGTCCGGTCCTGCAGATCGAACCCCGCGCCCGTGGAGAAACTACCGCGGCGGTGTATCTGCGGTAGCGGCGGTCCGTCGACCGTCTCCACGTTTCTCCGTCGTCATCGCACCACCTTCATCGTCGGCAACAGATCAGCCTTCTTTGCTTCCTCGGTGGCGTCGAGGTGTTCATAGCGCGCGGCGCTCGCCCGATCGCGCCAGGCGCCGGTCTCGACCAGGCCGCTGGTATCCAGCCCGGCATAGCGCCGCATCCACATCGCCCAGGTGTGGCGGAACAGATGGAAACCGTTTTGCCCGACCGGAAACGACAGGCCGGCCCGCTTCATCGCCCGCGCCAGCTTGTCTTGCAGATAGCCGTTGATGCGGAACCGAAACACCGGATCGGTCGGGCCGCGCTCGGGATGGGCGGCGAATAGATTGGCCAGCCCGGCGACGAGCTCGGGCGTCAAGTGGACTTGGCGCGGCTCGGTGTTCTTGGTCTTGGGCACGTAGATCGAGGCGTTTTTCAGATCGACGTTCTCGACCTTGATCCGCCGCAACACCTCACTCTTGCGCATGCCGGTGTAGGCAAACAGCCGTAAGAGCAAACCGAACTCGGTATCCTCGGCGTCGGCGGCGGCGAACAGTGCGAACGCTTGCTCGCGCCGCAGCCAGGAAACCCGCTTCGAGCTCTTCGAGCCCTTTGGCCGCTTGATCGGGCGCAGATCGCCGGCGCGGTGCATCACCGCACTGATCGGCGTGTAAACCTCGCGGCAGCGGGTTTGCATGGTGGCGTCGGGATAGAGCGCAGCCGCGGCGTTGTCGATCGCCACTTGATCGATCTCGGCCAGCGGGGTGTCTTTGAAGTGCTCGATCAGCGGCGCCAGGTAGCGGTTCTCGCCGCCGGCGTTGATGTAGGCCGCGGCGGCGGCGCCAAATCCTACGGCGTCCTTTTTCTTAAAGGCACCACGTTCGATCTCCGCTTTGAGCTCTTTGAGGTGTTTCGTGGCGAGTGCTTTTTCGCCAGTGCCAGTGCTTCGATCCACGTAGTGCCCGAGATAGGTGCCGCGAATCGACCAATACGGCGACTTATGTTTCCGAAGTTTGAGCGGCATAGTTCTCTCCTCGCGGTTTCGCGGATCCGGTCAAGATCCGTGTAGTCAAAGGTCTTGCGGCGGCCGAGTGGAGAAAAGAACGGCCGGCCGCCGTCGTCGACCGGGTGATTGCGAAGCCAGCTTTGCAGCCAACGGCGGCTAACCCGTAACTGCTTCGCGGCTTCGTCGATCGTGAATATGTCAGGCATTTCCCCACGTCCTTAATATAGCCTGAGTACGCCCCCCGTACAAGGGGCGTACCCCATTGTCATAGCAAGCGTTCCTTGACGGCCACGCGCTCATAATCGGCGGCGATCGCTTCCATGATCTTGATCTGGTAGTCGGCCTCGTGCGGCGTCATGCGGCCGGTCTGCACGCGGTTTGGAAACACCTTGCAGCGCCATTTGATTTCGCGTTGCACCGCCTTGAGCTTCTGTGTGTCGGTGAAATTCACGGCCGGCCGCGTCGGCTTTCATGGCGTTCATCTTGTGGCGACGCTCCAACGCCGAGCGCAATGCGGTCTTGTGGTCTTGGCTCAGTGCGGTCCAGGCGGCTTGCAAGGCTTCCATGCCCTGCGTTGCCGCCGCGGTCAGCTTGGCGTCGGCTTCGTCGGTGGTGAGCTCGTTTTTCTCGGCCGCCCCGGCCGCGGGGTTGCTACGCGGTGGGGCGGCCTTCGGCGCCGCACTGACTGACGAGGCCCGCTGCGGTGCCGCATCCTCGACCACCTCGCCGGTTTCGGCGTCAAAATCCGGCATGGTGGCGTAGGCATTAGCAAGATCGGCGCGCTTCTCAGTGAACGCGACATTGAAATAGCCGAGCCAATGATCGCGCAAGCTCGCGCGCACCCGTTCCAAATTATCTTTTTTCCATTGATCGAGCTCGGCCAGCGAGTGGATGGCTTTGATCTCGTCAAGATATTTTTGATAGGTCACGCGTTCATCGGCGGCGCGCTGCGGCCGGCGTTCGTCGTCGGGATCGATGCTGTCGTCGGTGCGGATCTTGAACAGTTTTACGCAGAAATTTTTTTCCGCCATCGTCAGGCATTTGCTCGATGCCTTGTCGTCGACGATGCCTTTCTGATCGCGAAACCGCGCCATGCCGGTGAGCTCGATCTCCGGCCATTGGTCGCCGTGCTCGTTGATCACCGAGAACGCGTAGGTCACCGCCAGCGTCGAGCCTTTGTCGTTCGGCTCATACAGCGTCTTGGCGACCTCGCGCTGGGTGATGATCAGACCGTAGTCGGCCAGCAGCGGCGAGAGTTTCTCGTTGATGTCCTCCCACCGGGTATAGCGATACCTTTGGAACTCATTGAAGCCTTGCTTTTGGATCGAGCCGATTTCCTTGGCGACGTTCAGGATGGCCTTGGCGAGCCGACCCGGATAGTCGCGGACAGTTGCCGCCGGCGGTGCGGGTATGAATGTGGGCGGCGGGGAGGGCGGGCTGATGACCGCCGGTAGATCCGGCGCCGGTGCCGTTTCGGCAATCGGTTGTTGGGTTCTGACTTTGGTTTGTTCTTTTTGGGCGATCATTTCTTAAATCCTCGCGGGTCGAGCCCGCGGCTCTCGGCCTCGCCCTCGTATTCCTCGAACTCGCCCAGGCGCGGATTATTCTTGGGCCGTTCGTCCTGCAGATCGACGGCCCACTCATCGGCGCGGAAGTCGGGATGCTTGTGGATGGCGAGCCATTGCGCCCAGGAAATCCAACGCCGTTGTTTCATGTGAAACCCTTGCCGATGCCTGGCGCCGGCCAAGGCCATTCCCTGGCCTTGCCTGGCCGAATGCGCGGCAATGTACGTTAGGCGTACCCGTTCGGTCAAGCGAACAGGTACGCGCTACGTTCTACCAATTTTACCTAATTTTTAGGCGTCAGTTTGCGGGGGGGGGGGTGGCCGGTCGAAAATGGCGCCACGGGGGATTTTCAGCGCCCGGGCAAAGGCGTCGATCGTCTCCTGGGTCAGTTGGATCAGCCGGTTCTCGATCCGGCCGATCGTCTGTGGCGCCAGGCCGGTGGCCGCGGCCAGGTCTTTGCGGTCCATACGCTGCCGCTCGCGCCATTGCTTTAAGAAATGCACGCTGTAGCGCGGCTTGCTCCGGGGTCGTCTGTGAATTTTCCTCATAAATCATATGTACGGCCGCCGTACAGTTAAAGCAAGACCAAACACTTACGTCTTTTGACGCATTTTTGAACCTTGGGATAAGTTGGCTTTGGTACGTGACGCGTACGATGCTGCCGGTTGACGAAACTGGTACGTGTAGCGTACCTAACGGATTATGCACTTGAAAGAATACATGGCCCGTGAGGGGCTCAAGGATGATGAGGTTGCCGTCGCGATCGGCGTCGAGCGCGCGACCGTGAACCGCTACCGCAATGGCGCGGTCAGGCCGTCAGTCGACGTCATGCAGCGGATTGCGCGCTGGTCGAAAGGCAAGGTGCCGCTCGAAAGTTGGCTGATCGAAGCCGCAGAGTAACCGTCAATGGTGGGCAAAACTGCGCAAATCCATTGCTTCATTGAGCGCCGCCACGCCGGCCGCATCCAGATCCGCACCGATCACACTCATGGCCATCAGCACCAGCGGCACGATCGCTGCCGCCGGGAATACCAGCTTGGCGACGAGAACAGTTTCGACGGGGCCGGCACCGCAATCGGCGGCCTGGTTGGTGTAGGCCCACAGCCGCAGATTTCCGCAAGGCAGTTTTTCGATTTTCGCCATTCCCGAGCAATAGGTATCGGAAATCGGAACCGTCTCGATCAGGTGCATTACGTCCTCCACGCTACAGGCCCGCCCCTGTACGACAAACGTACAAGATTTTTTAGCCAACCGATAGGGCCCCCTATCCAATGGTTTAGAAAACGCCGGCGCCAAAATGAACTGGACAGACGAAAAATTTGAAACCCTCAAAGGACTTCTCGCGCAAAATCTTTCTGCCAGCCAGATCGGCAATGAGCTCGGCGTGTCGCGCAATGCCGTGATCGGCAAGGTGCATCGCGGCGGCTTGATGTTTGCCAGGCCGCCGTCGCCGCCCAAAAAGCAGGCGCGGGGCAAACCGCCGAAAAGACCGCCATCCTCGACCGCGCTGCCGCCGGAGCCAGCGGCGGAGGGGAAGAGCGGCCCGGTGGTGAGCTTTGCCGAACTTGCCGCGCATCATTGCCGCTGGCCGGTCGACAACCACTATTGCGGCGCCGCCGCCGTTGCCGGCTCGTCCTATTGCCGACACCACACCGTCATTGCGCATCATCGGGGGCGGCATGAGTAGCCATTGGTGGCGCGCCTACGACGAGGCGATCGACGATCCCAAACTGCAACGCTTGCCGATAGCGTTGTTCAAGCACTGGTTCAACGTGATGTGCATCGCGTCGAGACATAATGGAACCCTGCCGGAACCCGAAAACATTGCGTTCAAACTCCGTGTGTCACTGCTAAAGGCTCAGTTGATTATTTCCGCTTTAATGGCTGCCGGGTTGCTCGATCGCAAACAAGACGGAACGATCGAGCCGCATAACTGGCAGAAAAGACAATACAAAAGCGACCTGATCGATCCAACCGCGGCCGAGCGGATGCGCCGTTATCGCCGTAACGCACACCGTAACGCACACCGTAACGGCACCGTAACGCGGTTACGACCAGATACAGATACAGATACAGAAAGAAAGAAAGAGAAAGTTGCAAAAGAGAAAGAAAGTGGCGCGCGAGAAAGCAAGGCAAGAAAAGGCTCGCGGCTTGCTCCCGATTGGTATCCAAGCGATGCCGATTTGAAGTTTGCCGCCGATCTCGGGCTCCGCCTGTTCGAGGTCGACAACGAGGCCAACAAATTCGTCGACTATTGGAAAGCGCGTGCCGGCCCTGGCGGGGTCAAGCGCGATTGGAGCGCGACCTGGCGCAACTGGTGCAGAAAAGCGCACGAGGACAAGGGGAAAGGCAATGGCTCAAGACTTAGCATTGTGGACGCCGGCGCGCGTCTCATCGCCGCAGAGAAGGCACGAACAGGCAATTGCACAGGTCCGCTACTCGACCTCACGCCTGCAGGCTCTACAGCAAGCCACCCGCCTGCTCGGCCATTACCCGAACGCTAGGCCGCCGGATCCCGAAGCCTACCTGAACGGTCTGGCGGAAATCTTCGAGCACTATCCGCTCGGCATCGTCGAGCAATGCTGCGACGTGTTTTTCGGCATTGCCGCAACCGAAAGATTTCCGCCATCGCCGAGCGAGGTGCGACGCTGGTGCGATCTCTACACCGCCGCGGCGCTCGCCATCGTTCGCCGCGGACCGCCGCAGCCGGAACGTGCGCCGTACAGCGATGAGCATTGCGCCACGATGCGGGGCCGGTTACAAAAGCTGTTGCACGAGCTATTCGATCGCAATGGGAAGATGATTTCCCAATGAGCCAGTTAGCATTAGCAGAGCGGTATCGAGAGCTTGGTTTCCACGTTATCGAGGGTGGTAAAAGCGGCAAACTTGTCGTCATGAGTACGCTAGGTTTTGCATGGGCGGTCGGAGAAGACCGACATGGCAACCATCTCATGCGCATCATCAACAATTACCGTAAAAAGCTCGACCCAAATTTGGGTCAAGCGTTCGACGAACATTGCCGCCCCTCCAAATATAAAGGTCGGGATGGCCGCAAACAGGATTGTTTTGATCTGACGCAAACGGGCGTCTTAATCTTTGGCGCGTACTATGACGCATCCCTTTTATTTTTGCTCGCTCTGCTATTCGAAGCGGTAACAACCAACGAAAACGAAGCCGATTGCATCATCGGTCAGATCAAGGCGCGGCTAAAAAAAATCCGAAGTAAGGCCGAGCAAGGTGAGTTCGATCTTGAATTTGACGTGCCGGCGGCGCCGACCAATCAACCCACCAATCAGCTTTTGGATGACGAATTATGGAACGACACGCCGCAGATTACGTGGGGTAATGACATACGGCTGCGTGACTGGTTCAAGGAAGTACGGCCCGATGGTCGGATTGCGGTCGGATTTGAGACCATGACTACCCATGATTGGCAGCGGTGGACCTGCGAACAATGGTTTAGCCTGCCGCTTGAGCTTCGGCGCCGGTGGTGGGAAGAAACAAACTACAATAAGCAACCGCCCAGCGAAACGCTTTTACAAGAGGTGAACTCATTCTTCGCCAATCTTGAGGCGTCAAGATGAACCGTTATCTGAAACATTTGCACAGCGCGCGTTGGCGCAACATGCGCAGAGACTTCATGCGACTGCGCGGCCCGAAATGCGAACGCTGCGGCATTTGCTATGGCCGGCTGTGCTTGCATCACAAAACGTATGCGCGACTAGGCCGAGAGCTTATTGCCGATTTGGAACTGCTCTGCTGCGATTGTCATATAACGGCGGATGCACAACGGATGCAATGAGCCAGTTTCCAGTGCTGATCGTCCGCGATTTTGCCGAGCTCGCCGATGCGTTTTGGGCAGTGAAAAACTTTCGTGGTCTGTCCAACGAAGGTTTTGAGGAGCTCTGCGGTTTTACCCGCGGTCACGTCGACAAGATGCTCGGCCCGAGCCGGGAAAAATCGATCGGCAAAAATTCGCTGCCAATAATCTGCGCTGCGCTTGGCGTTCGCCTCGTGTTGATCCGCGATTTTCAGCAAGAACAAATCGTCAAGTCGAGGTGGGAAGGTCGCAATCATCGACAAGTTCGCGTTCATGCTCACGTCGTTAGCAAAGACTTTTTGGCGCGCGCGGCGCCGGTGCTGTTTCGCAAACATACGCGGCCGGCAACGCTGGCGCGGTTGACAAAAATTCCGCCGGCGAAACGGTCACAGATTGCACGACGGGCGGCGAAGATGCGCTGGAAACGGCAGCTTGACCGCTAGCCTTTCCAAAATTTGGCTTGACTTTGCTTGTACGTCGCGCGTACCTCAAAAGCTTGCAACCCGAAAGGAGACACCATGTCATTTCTAGCATTGATCACGCCGCTCGGCGGCGGCGGACCTGTGGATCCGGGGTTTGGCGTGCCTGGTTGGCCAGCGCATCCGATTGCGCCCGGTGGTCCGCCGCCTGGCATCTGGCCGAGCCCAGGTGTTCCCACGCATCCGATCTACAATCCACCAGGAATTTGGCCGTCGCCGGGAGTACCAACACACCCGATTGCGCCAGGCGGTCCACCGCCACAGATCTGGCCGTCACCTGGTCATCCGGCGCATCCCATCGCACCGGGTGGACCGCCTCCAGGCATCTGGCCATCGCCTGGTCACCCTGCGCATCCAATCGCGCCTGGAGGTTCACCGCCTGGGATTTGGGGCGGCGGCAATGAGCCATTCCCGACACCG